TCTAATACAGAAACCATCATAAATGCTCCTCGTGCCGAAATTTTGACCTATACTATCAACATCTCTACGGCTACACCAACCCCAAATCTATTACCAATAGCAGCGGTATTGACAGATTCTGGTAATAATGTTCTAAGTGTTGAAGATATCAGATGGATGCTTTGTGGATTGGGAACTGGCGGATTAACCCCTGATCCCACCTATACCTATCCGTGGACACAAGGTAGAACCCCAGGACCGACTACAGCTTCGGCGCTTGGCGTAGACCCCTTTAGTGGTGGCGACAAAAGTATTGGCTCTTTAAAAGAACTTCTCAATGCTATCATGAGTGAAATTAAACTCATGAAGGGCACGCCATACTGGAGTTCCTATGTCAGTGGCTCTGGTTCATTAATTCATTTGAGAGAAGATCTTGGTAATACTGTTATCACCGGCAGTGGAAATATTTCTCATGGTATCTTGCCAAATGCCATTCCGCTTCTAACTACGACTGGCAATACGATTTACGCCAATAATCAACTCACTAATGTTCCCTCTGTAGTGGGACTATCAAACGGCGATTATATAATCGGATTTGGTATAGCACCCCTGTCAACGATTGCTAGCATCGCAGGTTCTGGTCCGTACACTATAACGATGTCGGAAAACGCTACCGCTACCGCTACCGGCTCTACGGTTTCTTTTTATTCACCAAGCGTAGTCACTTCTCCTGGACAGATCAACTGGAGCGAACCGATCAACTTACGTGTTATAGGTTCCTCGCTCGATTATGTAATTGCCGCCAATCCCACTTCAGCTGATGTTATTTTGGCCAATGATCAAGTGGCTTATATAACTTTAACAAGAGATGTTCCGGTAACGCCTAATTTGGTGTTTACCAATGCTTCGATGACAGTCACGTCAGTTGGCTCTGTTCCTTGGACCACATCTTTGCTGGCAGGCGACTTTATCAGACTTGCCTCTGATACTGATGCTCATTATTATGAAATTGGAACTATCAATAATTCTTACACCATTACGCTGACTGGTAATTTCACAGAAGCTTCTACCGGCCCCTCCGGTGTTCAAGCAGTGTATGCTTTTGGAAACTATTATGCTGCCGCACTGCCGTCCGTAGACCCGCGTGTGGTTCAGGTTTCTTCTAGAGAATCCGTCCCTTCTAGCGGAGACGTTTTTTGGTTATTCATTAGAGAGGACGACGGTCTTCCGCAGGCAAAAGTTTATATACGAGTGCTGGGATCGGAATTAGCGTATGGAGAAAATGTTGATGTTGGTGATGGAATCTCCAATGAGTTACTCCAATATATCGGATCTCCATCTTTAAGCGCAGCATATCCGCAGTATGTCAATGCTTTAAATCCTGGTTCTGTTTCACAAATCACCCAAATCACAACTGGTCCTGGCTCTGGAATGACAGCTAGTCAGTATTTCCTTATTGATTCTTCTGCAGATGCCAGAACATACGAAATATATTGTGTGGTAAATGGCGTTGGAGTTCAAACTACTTTAGGAAATGTAAACGAATATATTGCGTGGTCAGTACTTTCCACAGATACTGCGGCTCAAACTGCAACAAAACTTGCACTTGCCTTGGAAACTACTGGAAATAGAGATTTTACAGCTACAGCTGCTAGCAATATAACTACTGTTACCAACAATTCTGCTGGTGCAACTACTGCACCAAACAACAGTACGATGTCTCCTGCGTTAACATTCAATATAACGCAAACTGGTACTGGATTGGGAAACTTCAATATTCAAGACGGCGACAGTCTTACGCTAGCTATCAAAGAATTGGACAAGGCTATTGGCAATATTAACTTTTTTGTCAACTACAACTATGAAGAGCAAGTTACCGTTGTGTCTTCTGGAGCAACTCCACCTACTTCCATTACGGGACCGATATCTCCTGGTACCGATATTACTTTGCCAAACAATACCAGAAATGGCGATGTAGCCCAGTATTATACGGTTAATTCAGCCAAATTAGAAGTATTCCTTAATGGTCAACTATTATTTATAAACGATGATTACGTGGAAGTTGGCGTAGCATATTCTACTAGTAATCAGATACAAACCCTGATTCCGTTAGTAGTCGGCGATGTTTTAGAATTTTGCATAGGCGCCACTGACGCTTCGGGTTCTCCCGGCCCCGTTGGCCCTCCGGGACCTGCCGGTCCTGCTGGTCCTCCAGGTCCAGGAAGTCCAGTAAATATCTCTACTAAAACTGCCAATTATACAGTTTTAACAACCGACAATGCTTTGTTGGCAAATTGTGCTAGCAATCCTATTACTTTCACGTTGCCACCGGCAGCATCTGCTGTAGGGTATGTATTTTATTTCAAAAAGATAGATTCTACGGCCAATGCAATGATCATTCAAGCCTTTGGTGCAGAATTGATTGATGGGTTGGGTTCTCAGACGAGAAATATTCAATGGGAATCGATTACTTTGTTAACAGACGGAACATCATGGTACATATTTTAAAGGTTAATTATGTCGTATAATCCAAATTCAGCCATATTTGTAAATGATGTTTTGTCAGTTGTCGCCGCTACGGGCAATCAAAATACCTCATTGGCAATTTCTTCAGATTTTGAACGAATACTGTTGAACGGAGCTACGGATGATGGTGTTTCTGCACTGCAAGTAAACGGCAACTTAGCATTCCAAGGCACCGGGCTGATTGGCACCGCTCCTTCTACGGATAATACGTCAATATCTCAAGCTAATTTAGTTTTCTACGATACTTATGGTGTTGGGGGCATTGTTGATGGCACCTACTTTGCTATAACCTTTCATTCTGGTGTTCAGGGTGGAGCTAATGCTGGATTAACCTATACTGCAATTTATTATTTAGCAGATCAAGTATTGCATCTAACGACGCCCACAACCTATCCGGTTGCTGCTGGCGATCAATATTCTGTGACGGGAACCGGGTATTCCGGAAGCAACGGAAAGGTTGGAAGAGATGAAACTAATCATTACTATAACTTCTTCTATGTTGCAAGCATTCCTGCGGGATTGGTAAATGGTGAGAGTGTTTCATACACTATCACTAGTGGTCCCAATACTGGAGATAGTGCTATTGGCACTTTCTACATTTTACCCGGCCCTGTTTATGAAATAGGTGGCCCAGTAACTACTGGGCAGTTTTCCACTCTAATGAGTAATGGGGACACCTTCACTATTACTGGTGGAGTTTCCGCCACTAGCATGGATATTGTTAACCGATTGCTTTATGCAAGTGATGGTATTACGACAGCGCTTAATTGGAGTACTCCAGGAACTATTTTAATAAACAACTTACAGGTCACTGGGAACGCATCCCTTCTTGGTCGAACCCTCTTAGGAGGAGCAACAGACGATGGATCAAGCGTCTTACAGTTAAATGGAAATTTAGTATTTCAATCGGGTCTTATCGTTACAGGTGGAGGCGTAGCAAACACTTCAATTAACTATACGGGCCAGATTGTAATGTGTCAATCTCTAACAGGTTTGGGATCTAGAACTATCACATTTACAAGCGGCGCCAATAATGGATTTTCTAGTACAGCAACTGGCTATAGTTGTTCTTTGCCAACATGTATTGTGTATTATTTAGATAATCAACCTCCTTTTGTACCTGCAATTAACGATACATATACTAGAAGTGGCGACTTAACGACTTACATTGTTGGTCAAGATACGGGTGGAAATTGGTATTACCCATATATTTTAGGCGCGCAGCCACCTGGATGGACTGACGGCACTTCGGAAAATGCTACATTTACCAACGGCAGTGAAGTTGGAATTTCCTTTAATATAAATTTTGATGTTTTAACTTCAGGAATCTATGCCGGTATGATTCAGGTGCCACACGGTACTTCACCTAATCCCGCCGGAACATCTACAGAATTTAATGGCGGCGGCGGAACAGAGTCTATAGATACGATAAATCGTTTATTAATAGCTAATAATGGTGCCACAACCAATTTAGATTGGTCAAATCCAGGAAGAGTTCTAATCGCCGGTGCCACAGATGATGGTAGTTCCGCTTTGCAGGTTAACGGAAACTTATCACTGCAGGGATCTGGTTTTGTTATAGACAATACTAATGATTTTAATAGTATAGATCCCACAAATCGCTTACTAATTGCCAATGACGGCTCTACAACCAACTTAGATTGGGCAAATCCCGGAAGAGTCTTGATTAATGGCGCCACAGATGATAGCGTTTCTGCACTGCAGGTAAACGGTGCAATTAACGTTGGAAATGGAAATCAATTTATCAATGCTGACGGTAGCATTGGTATAGGAGCGGTAAATTCTAATCCCGCCTCTTCAAACAATTTGGTTATCGGAAACGGTAGTACTTTAGGTTCTACTTCCTCAAATACAGTAATTGTTGGTCCCAATATAATCCTATCGCCGGGCAATAATAATATGACGGTCATCGGATCGAATATTACGACGAACGATGATAATTCAGTTCTCATCGGCCATGCACTTACTGGAGGTTATGAAGCTGTCAACATAGGAGTCTTTAACAATGCTAATTCAGATAGCGTTGCTGTTGGTTCTGGATTAAATGTTGGATATTTAGGTATCGGAATCGGAACTGCAAACATTGTTTCTCAGCAAAGTATCGGAATTGGTAACGAAATTACGATTGGTAATCAGTATTCTTGCGTAATGGGAATAGGTATTTATCCGACCATTCTCACCGATGTTAATGCGCCAGGAGGTTGGACGTTTGGTGGAGTAAATTCTACCCTGTTGACTGGTGAAAACTGGCTAATGATAAATCCAGGAACTGCCGCAAATACGCCTAGGGTTATAATCGGAAGTACCGTAACTGATGATAACTCTTCAGCATTACAAGTTTATGGCGGCATTCGCCTTGCAGACTATACTACAATTTCTACGCCTGTTGAGGGACAGTTGGCGTATAATTATACTACCCATGTAACCACTTACTACAACGGAACGGCGTGGGTATAAGGAGAAACAATGACGACAAGGACAATGAAACTAGCAGTAGGTACAACAACCCAATGCCGTCCTACTTTTTTGGACCAAAACAGTAGGCCGATGTATCCAGTTCCTACGGGCACTACATATACTTCTAGTACTCCTACTATAGCAACGATAGATACTAATGGTAGGCTGACAGCGGTTGCTGCGGGGACAACTGTTATCACGGCAACTAATGGTAGTCTAACCGCTACATTGAATGTAACGGTATATACTCCGGCGCTCACAGCAATGACTATGTAACTAATATGATATAATACATCATAGGAGAAACATATGAAATACACTATTACAAAAGATCAATTAGTTAAAGTTTTACAATTTCTTTCGGGAAAGCCATGGCAGGAAGTTCATCCTCTAATACAGGAATTGTCTAACTTGCCACTGTATAAAGAAGCTAAACCTACAGAGGCTCCATCGGAAGAAACTAAGCCTACGGAAAAATAATATGGCCAATTTCTTGGATATCAGACAGTCAATATACAGACCAACGCCTGCAATGATAGGTACTGGTGTGGGCGGCGCAGCCGTTGACACCTTATTGGGTAGTATTGACTCTGAAATCCAAAAACTTTTCGAGGATCGCAACGCTATCATGACAGATGGCGGTGTCATTAGTTTAAGCACCAATGGACAAACACTGAGTTTTACCGAAGATGTTAATTTGGTATTAAATTCAACGGCTGCTGGCGGCAATGCTATATCTCTTAATCTGGGATCTGGAAACGTAGCTTCATTGCTCACCGGATATCTATGGTATGCTGTAGTTAATAGAACTGCACCCTCGGTAACAACCAATATCGCTTCTGGTACTATTGGGTTGCCAGCCACTACTTATGCCAATCAAGAAGTGTTCCTTTTGGCTGTTAGATTGGATTCTGCAGATGGTACTAAAACCGTATATTTGCGTGGCGGAACTACTATCGTTGCAGGCCAATCAGTTAGACTCGGCAGTTCTTCTGGACTTGACAATTTCTTTTCTATTGGTAATGCTTCCGATCCCACTAAACAGATTAAGTTTAGTACTGGAAGTGCTGTAACTGGTACCACCTTAACATTAGCTTCTCAGGCCCTTGTTAATCAAACATTTTTCTTTCCTCAAACCAGTGGCACGGATTATTTAGTATCAAATACATCTACTTCCCTATTAACCAATAAAACGTTAGGATTTTTGCAAACTAGTAGCTTGACAGACCCCACTGTTTATGGTGCTGATGCTACATTACAGGCTGCCGATATAACTGTTGGGTTTGTTTCTCTCACTGGGGTTACTGGAACTACCAGCATAGCAGCTATTCCGGCTGGGGCTGCTGGCCAAGTTCTTACGGTTGAAAACCAAACCGCCAACACCATAACTGTTATAAACAATTACGGTGGTGCAAATAAGCCTATTTATACTGGTACCGGCGGTACCGTAACGATGACCCCTTATTCTTCCCTCACATTTATCTATAATACCGCGCTTTCTGCGTGGTCAATAACTGGAGGAATCACCGGTTCGGTTTATGCCGTAGGCGCATTTGGCAGTACACCAAATGCTAATGGTGCGAGCATTTTAAATGGTGTCTTGACCCTACAGCCAGCTTCGAATACGCAACCCGGCGGTATTTCTACTACTACTCAATCATTTCTTGGAGATAAAACTTTTTTTGGTACAGTAGAAATAGTGGTAGGTGGCAATGCTAGCATATTTACTGTAAATTCTGTAAATGTAACAGGAATTTCTACTAATGCATTACAATTGGGCGGTACCGGCGAAGCAAAAATAGCCACATTGGGTCCCACCACTATGGCTATTCAGAATCCTGGTAGCGGAAGTTATACCACTATTGTGGGAGGACCCGTAAACCAGACTCAGCCGCTCGTTACGATTAGGGGTACGATTAATCTTGTTTATACCAATACCGGTGCTACCGATGCGGGAGCAAGCACCGTACACGGAACTGGCTTTACTATCCATAGTGGTCTTTTTAATTATACTGCTTTAGGTATAGCTTTCGATGTGCCATTTGCAAGTCAACCTACTATTGTTTGTACTATACAAGTACTAAGCCCCTCAACGCCTGCATCGCAAAATAACGACCTTTACTATACTAGCAGTGGCACTCTTGGTGGAACAACCGATGCGGCTTATGGCGGCGTCAATGGTTTTCTCACGGCGGTATTCGGTGCTGGTTCTAATGTGTATGTAATTGACTTTATAGCGATTGGACCAGCTGCATATTAACCTTTAACCCCAGCATGGGTAGCTTCAATGAAGTTACCCGGCATAGCTTCTTGGGTTCTAACCAACTCTATAAGTTTTGCCCTCACATCTTTATCCTGAATAGTCTCTGCAAAATCATAAAAAGTCTTTAAAACATGAACAAAGACATTGCACAGAGATTCGCCTACCGGCGTTAGTGTTGCCTTACTACCTCTGGCTAGATTTTTAACTCTAGCTGCTACCTTATAGATATCGTTATTGTTGTTTTGCTTAGCTTCCCATTCATTGATTTCTTCTAAAGTCATATCAGAAACCGACACTTCTACTTTTTTAGCGGGAAGTTTTTCCCCAAAATGTCTAGCCAATTCTTCTTCTGTCATAGGAGTTTCCGGACCCATTGATGTATTTAGGGAGTCGAGCATATCTATAGGGGTAGATGCATCATTCACAACTTCATATGGGGAAATCACACCATCTTTATGGCCATTTTGTTGATCAAATCGCAAGTTGTCAAAGTCTTTAGCTCTGATATCCATTTCTTTTAACAACTTATCTGCTTCTTGAACCCATTCTTCGCCATTTCTTCCATCTCGTTGTATGTAGGCTACGGCAATTTTCAGATGCTCAGATAGAAGCGAAATGAGTTTATCTTGAGCTTGATGATTGCGGACTAAATCGCTAGCCATATTTTCTATGGCTTTACCGTCCAGGGGATATTTGTTCATTACTCTCTCCCAATTCCTATGGGCGCCTTATCGTCTGCTTTCGGGATCTTAAAAAGAAGTCTGAGCCGCTCTATTTCATCTGCTAAGTCCTTCTTTTCCCTGTATACTGCATTAACCAAGGCAGTAAGATGGTCGATGGTAAAACCACCACTATTCTCAACAATTTGATCTACATCTCTATGATTCTTAAGAATCGCTTTGAGATAAGCTTCTCTAGCTTTAGGTCCCGGCAATCCGATTTTTATCACATGGCTAAAACGACCAGGACGATTGTAGATTCTAGGATCAAGGCGCTCTGGATAGTTAGTTGTAGCGATAAAGAGTACATTATCAATAGTTTTGGCACTATCAAGCATTTCCAAATATCTATCTTCACCAAAACTGCTAATGAGACTGTCAAGATCCTCAAGAATGACGATTGACTTTCTATTCTTTTCTATCCTAGCGAAATCGGTCAAAAAACTCTGAATTCTACCGGGATTTCCAGAAGCATAAAAGACTATTCCACCGCGCTCAACAAGCTTATTGGACACGATTTTGATCGTACAGCTTTTCCCCGATCCCGGAGGACCGTAAAGCATGATCCCAGCTTTGTAGGCTGCACCACCAATAACGAAATCGTTACCTTCTTTGTAATCCTTTTCACTATTCCAAAAAATATCGACCAGACGAATTACATCCTCTGATCTCATTTCCGGAAGCTCTAATAGAAGACCGGCAGGTGGTAAAACAGGTTCCGCCCAAATACATTTGGGATCGGCGAAGATATCATAGCATCCAGCTGGCATCGTTTTAACTGTGGGTGTAGTAGAAGTATAGCCCCCGCCGTAGAGCGCCCATTGCGTGGGCATAGAAGTATCTACGTTCGCCGACAGCGGGGCATTTTCTGATACTGGGGCACTTACATCTTCGGCTTTTGCGAAAGTTTTTTCTACAGGACTTTTAAAATTTTCCGCTATTTCATTGAATTCTTTGATGTCATCGTTAGTCATGAAGCCTCCTAATTTCTAACATACATTTCAAATAGTGAAAGTTTCTTGCGATTTTGAGCCGTAATACCTAGTGGTAGTAGGAACTTTTCATACTTTTGTACCACTTCCCATCCTTGTTCTTGAGTAAAATTAGCTTCTTCGCTGGCTTCTACCTCTATAAAACTAGCATATTTACCATCTTCATCCTCTACTGTGTAATATACCAACGTGGCATCTTCATAAATGTAAATATCGCACATCTTATAGACAACAAAATTCTTTTTATATCCCAATTCCACACAGAAAGCGTTTACTAAATCAGAATCATTCATATCTACCCGCAGATTGACTTCTGTTCTTACGATGTTGTTATTTACAGTATGCTTTTTCTTTAGGGTCAGTTCAGCCCGCTTATCGTTCTCTCTACCTAGAGTATTGTACATGGGCATCCGATACCTGATGAATTCGGCCTCTCCCTTAGTATAGTAGATATCCGGTGATTCAGCGTAAATGAAATGTTTTGGATTTAACTTCTTTGCGATGTCCTTGAATTTGATTCGATCAATACTGTCAGCATTGAACTTTACTTCTATTTCTAGGTATTCTTTTTTTTCATTCATACTATACTCCTAAAATCTTATCTGCTAATCCTAATCTAACCGACTCTTGAGCAGTAAGAAAAGTGTCATGGGCTAGTAACTTTTGTAATTCTACCAGAGTGTAATTGGGATGTTTAGCCTGTATTTTACTTAAATACAACTTTTCCATCCACTTATCTATACGCTTGCTTTCATCTGCGTATTTGTAAGCTATTTTTGCATGATTGTCGAGATTCAAGGTACCATAGTGAATTAATTGAACGGCATTTGGGGCCATAACACGTTTGCTTGCAGCCTGCAAGATAACAGACCCCATAGAAGCTGCATTGCCAAAAACCTTGATCGTTACGGTAGCCTTGCAAGCCTTAACGGCATCATATATGGCCAGCCCATGATTAACATCCCCACCAATATTATTCATTACGATAGTTATTGGATCTTTAGATACGGATTCTAGAATAGTGATATTTTTAAGAAAACTCTCAGCCATTAAACCGTCTGTGCCATTTTCGCCACCATCATCGCTATAGTGTTCTGAGCCCATATAAATAGTACGAGCTGATGCGTACAGATTATAATCATGAAAACGATCAACCTCTTCCTTTACAAATCTTCTGGACATTTTGCCCCCTTTTTAAAATTATCTAACATCCAGAGGGGTTGCATATTGGTGTAATGACAAGATTTTAAAAATTGTTTTCTATCAGATAAATCAAACGACACAAGAGGCATAATATGATCTATATTCCATTTATTTTTACCAAAACCATAGTTTTCCCATGTCATGCCTGGTTGAAACTTAGATTCTAAATAATTTTTAAATTCATTTATAGTGCAACCCAAATCTTTCACTGCTGAACCGGCTTTTGAACCTCTTTTTATGGCTGTTACGAGTCTTCTTCTTAAATTAGAAGCTAATCTAGCATTTAAATTATTTTTCAAAAAAACAATACTTTTATCGTTTATACTTTTTTTATTATCTTGATAATATTGTCTTTTATATTCCCTTATGCTTTCCTTATTTTTCTGAGCATATGCTCGATCTCTTTTGGCAAAAACCTCCTTATTGTTTTTTCTTTGTTCAGCAGCGTATTGTTTTTTCTTATCTGAATTTTCTACATAGTAATTGGCATAATAAACCCTAAGTTTATTGGCATTTTTTATAGCCCATTCTTTTTTATAAGATGCTGAAGACACTATTCTTTCCTTTCATAGGCCCATTTAAATGCACTTCTAATGGTCGTTTCCCATTCTCTTTCCTTAAAATCTCTATCTGGGATAAAATACTTTCCCAATATTCCTATAGTATATTCTTCTTCATGTCCCGTCAATGCAAATTCGACCCCTATGGCGAACCAAGTGCGGTTTCTATTTATTTTTACTCCATCCATTAAAGCCTTGCATATCCATCCCTTAACTTTGCCAAAGTCTGGAGTATCTGAAACTACACGTTCTTGTTTTTCTTGTGGTTTTTCATTGGGATGTAGGTTTAACCACGCAACCAGATCTTCTATCTTTATGGCTCCATGAAATTCCACCGTAGTTTGCTTTTTGCCAGGTTCTCTAAAGGCACCGGGAACTCTAATGCTTCTAGATGGATTTTTGGTAGCCTGGTCTGCTAGGGTAACTATTTTAAGAATCCATTCAGAAAACACCCTGTAAACCTTTTCCGAGGGAAGGTCTCTATCTAAAGAAATAAGAAAATGCAAACTTTTGTTACCACTAAAAACCGCAGCGCTAAATGGCATGTTTATCTTTTTGATATATGCAAGCTGATGTTCGGTCGGACCTGAATCAAGTTCGACAAGAAAATTCCTATAGGCAGTACAGTTTGCGTCTTCACGAAAACCCTTTATTGGATTAAGGGCGCATAAGATAATCTGATCTGTTCCAATATACTCTATGGCTTCTACGGCTGTTTTATTCTGCTTAATGGCGCTGTGTTCGGGAGGGACTAAAACCACGGGACCGTAAATGGCATTATCCAGGGGGATGCTGTGATAACCATATTTATTATGGCTTACACAGATCGTCTCCCCTGGTCGAAACATCAAATTAAGAAGTTTCTTTCCTGTTTCATCCATATCACGAAACAGCACGTCCAGCATTGTCCTGGTTCAGCTTCAATGCAAGAGCTTCCTGTTCTTTCTTGTTTTTTTCTTGTTCTTTAATTTGTGCAATCTGTGCTCGAACGTTATCCATAGCTTTCTTTTGTTCCAGCATGTATTCCTTAATGGAATCAACGGTATGATAGATTCTCTTAATCTGCTTAGCGCCAAAAGAATTCAGGACGGGAACTCTCTCTGTATTTTTGACGTTTTCGCCACCTGTAGGAGATGGGTATTCTACTTCTTTTTCTTCCGTAAGAAGCTCTACATATCCCTTATCTACAACTTTTTGCCATCGACTTGATGTACCAAATACTTCTTTTGAGAGAGCATCTAATTCTTTTCGTTGTTTTCTATTGATTTCCATTGTTACTCCTTATTGGCAAAGTGCGAACTAAGCCCTACATCTTCAGTATAGTCTGTTTCTTTGTCTGCTACAATACTAATTTTGATATCGTCATTGGTACCTACGCACATTACCCCAACTTTATTGTCAGGAAATAAGTTCTTAAGTTGTTTATATAGGGAACGCATACTTTCTGCATCAATATCGTCATCTTTAATAGTAATCATGAGGACCTCACCAGGCTTCAAGTTAATCCTTTGAGCGCTGACCTCGTTTATCTTGATTTCACTCATCTTATTCTCCTGGCTCATACGTAAGCGTAAAAATGTCAGGTTTACATGGGTAGAATTCGCCCTTCACACCTTTGATAATCCAGTCGCCAACTTCTGCTCGCATTTCTCCTTCAAGTGTGGCGATATAAATATCGGTATTATCATGCATGGCTCTTCCGCCGCCCCTGTTGATCCAATCAACAACGGCATTCATATTTGCGTTATCAGCTTCGTTATTTGTTTTGAATTGTACTGCGTCAATTACTACCGGTTTCTTTCTGAATTTACTCACTTTCCACCTCTTCTGGTTCGACAACCATGGGGGCGATTTGCTTATTCAAATCAGAACTTTCCCTAGCTGCCTTTATTTGTGCTACTTTTTCTCTAAATCTATCATCGTATAAAACATAACTTCCTTTGTCATATCCAGTAATTATCTTCTCTCCGACAGATTCGTTGAAGCGACTCTTATGAATCCACCATTCTGTGGTCAGCTCTTTCCTATTGGCTACCATTTCCAAACAGCACGTACAAACGTTTAAAATGACTTTACGGCCTTCGATACGGGTTTTGAAGGGTATGCGACGGTCATCCTCTGTCTGTGCTACCTGAGCAAACACAATGATCGGGGCAGGGTAAATATTCTTATATTGGTCCAATTTCCTAGCTAAAGCAGATTGGACTTCCCACTCATTCATATGAGGATTTTTCCTAGATTCTTTACAATTTTGATAGTAATCTAGGATAATTACATCATAATGCTGGTTATTAGCTATCAAGTTATCGAATACCTGACAAATCCCTTCCAAAGTGGTGGTAGTGCCAGAAGCGCCACCGAAATTGTCGTCTACCACCGTAATCATGCTAGAAAGGCCTTTTATATATTGATTGAACACTTCCACCTGTTCTTCGGTGAATTTATCGTGATTAGTATAAGGCCAACCCTTAATTAAACACGTAACTCGATTGTACACATCTTCTGACTTCTCTTCATTGCTCAAAACCAAAGCCTTGAGGCGCTTTCCAGTATCTGGGTTGGTATGCCTCACAATTTCTCTTATGATATTGGCTACAGCCGTACTTTTACCTTCTCCAGTCTTGCCACCAATAAGAATGATGTTCTTTCTGAAAAATGGAACAGCCATATTAAAAGCATCATTTATAAATTTCATCTTTTTCTTAGCTGCCTTCATGTAGAGAGTATTTTCTTTTTGCTTATTCTGAATTTCTTCTTCTGTCAACATCCCATAATTGGTTTTCTTAGCAATTTCCGCATTTTTATCGCTCTCAGAAATTTGATTGATGGAATTTTCTACACGACGTTCTCGTACAATAAGCTCCTTAGCCTGTAAATCAGTTTTTCTCTTCTCCAATAGAGCCTTTTCCTCTATTTGAGCATGAATCGGATCTATGAATTTATTCTCATCACTCATCGTCAAAACCTAAAAATTTATCCATTTCAGGATCAGTATTGTCTATCACAGTGGGCTCATCGGTAACTCTACTGGGATCAAAAACCTTTGTAAATAGTGTTTCTACTTCCGTTTTAACTGGTTCTGATATGTCTGCTTTATCCATCTCAGATTCTAGTTCATTTTCTATTTTTTCCTGTAAAGATGGAACCTTAGATTCTTCTACAATTTTTTCTGGCTCATTTTTGCGATATTCGCTATCGGTACCAAAGACAGAGTATATGGCCCTGTCCAAATCTTTAAATCCGCAGGACATTATAGTATTGTAAGTTTTTTTAGACTTATAGGAAGTTTTTGCACCGGCAGAAGCTTTAACTATCTTATCTCTTGTAGGGCCATTTTTGAAATTATCTTTTTCTGCTCCAAGATCTTTGAGAGTGTTCAGCAAAATAGTAAATAGTTCTTTTCTTTTTTTAAGATTGATTGTATGAGTTGTATAGCCTTTTTCGTTAGTGTAGTCTTCCCCATACTCCTCCACCCATTTAATGAGTTCATCTTCTAGAAGTTGGGAAGATAATGACATTATTGCAATTCCTTTAAAAGTTTCCTCGCCGTCTTAATTTCTTCACGAAATGCCTTATTGTTCCTATTTGTTTTGATGAAGTTCCTGATAATGTTAACCTTAATTTCACATGGCTTATTTGTAAATTCTTTCTGACGTTGTTCCCACACCTGTCCGTCTTCAAATATAAAAAAAGCATCCTCTGGATTCATGTTATGGATATTATCATGAGGATTCATCCCAGCACCACTAAAATCGTCCATCTTGAGAGATTTCTGTTCTAATGGCACCGCAACGTAATAGTTATCGTTGAAAAGGAAAGTAGATCCATAAAGAGTGCCGACCTTCTTTTTTATTGACTTGTAAACGGCGGTATCAAGCTTTCTAAATCCTAGTTTTTCATAGTTTTTGATGAGATCCCTCTTGATCTTTGGCGGCTTCTTGGGACCGTAGTAGTAATAGTACTCTTCTGAGGGCAATCCCTTAATGTTCCTAGCTTTTTGGCGACAAACCCTAACTACATCTTCCATTCTCTGCTTGAGAAATAGAGTTAGATTGGCCTGATTCTTATCCAACAAATCAACTTCATCTGGAACCCTATTCTGTAGTCCCTTGAACTTGTTAATAAAATCATTATATTTTTCTGGCATCTTATCCAAAGAATAAAGTCCAAGAAAACTGACCAAATGTACATTGGCTATATTTATAATATCTTCCACTTCAAATCCGACCATGTTGAATAGGTTTTTATAAACAGAATATGTATTCTTAGCCATATAAGAAGCTATCGGCATGAACGGTTTCATTTCTTCCAAGGTAGGATTATACTTAACCCTTCTAAAGTATTGATGTCTTAGATAGCATAATTCAAATTGATCTTTAGAGTGTATCTTCTTTTTTTCTGCTTCAGGTCTAATCACTTCAGCTTGCATGGTAGGTTCCTATATTTTTTGGCGAGTTAGTCGCTACTCTAACCGGGGCTGTGACGGCTATTCGCCTTCGGCGTCCCTAAACGCGATATCACAGTGCGTGTCTCCAGTGACCGAATAGTGTCTCTTCTAGCCAACATAACATCTATCCTTACGTTGGTTTATGGAAGAGGAAGTCACAGCGATTCCCACGCCGTCGCCAAAACCTTTTAAAGCTTTTTGAAAAAATTCAACAGCTTAGTATACCAAGGGGTATACGGGGCTGGCTTGAGGTTAAAATTTTCAAGTTTGATATACGCATCGTCAAATTTGGTATTAAAATCATTAACTTCTGAAATGCCAGGCACGCAAGATTCACCAGAATTGTAAATTCCCGCTACAAACCCAGTGGATGCATCGGGCTTATACGGCACTGTCGTTACGTCTCCAGTCTTGAGCTTCCTCTTAAGAACCTTCTTAGATTTGCCTTTTCCTTTTCCGTTATACTTCTTTGCCATATTTACTCCTTATCGTCCAACTTACGGACTTCTTCTAAAATTGCCTTGTAAAGTTCTGGATTATCTCGAATTGCTAGGGCACATTCCTTCTTGCCATTGAAAGACTGTCCACCAAAATTGTAGGTACGATTATTTGGGGTGTTTATCACTCCGGTATTCTTACCAAGCCAGAAAACTTCTTCATGTTGATTAATGATACCATGATCGTAAGACAAAGTAAATACTCCAGCACGACCAGAGGGGCCGATAGAAGATTCTTCCATCTTAACGTAAATTTTGTGGCCATTTAGCAATTTATTGCCCCTTGCATCAGTTGCATCATCTTCAAAAGTTTTACCTTCAAGATTTGCCTTATCCTCTGCTGCTCCAGCCTTTTTTAGCGAGATAAAATATTCAAAAGCATGACGTACAGCAAAACTAGCTTGCATTTTAGTCTTAGGGCCATATTGACCGGCATCAAAATTGGCCCGCATTTGAGCTGTTCCAATAAGCAGGATCTTATTCCTTTTGCAAAAAGGGACCAATTTAGAAAATCCAGCTTGCAAAGTAAGGGCTGAATCTCCCATAAGATGATTGGCAACTGAATCTGCGTCTTTACGCTTATTACCCTGTACGTTAGTGATAGAATCAATAACTATCATTCTAAGAGGCATTCCATCTTGGACCAATGCTTTGATAGAATTTTCTACTCGGTCAAAAATTTCTACGGGATCAGAAGTGTCATAAATAACAAGACGTTCTTTGTCAACGCCAGTAAATACTGGACTGAAGCTGCCCCTAATCTCTGTATTAAAATAAATAGCAATTCCTTCCGGATCTCGCTTGTGCATTTCGCCAATAAGACTATAGCAAGATAGACTTTTCCCAGCCTTAGGTTCACTAAAAAACAAAACAGAAGCATTCTTTGGAATTCCATGACTACTATTAGAAAAAATCCAATTAAAATAGGGACTTGGCGTGTAAAGACAATTTTCAGGTGCAAACGGATCATATTTAAAATCTACTGCATCGTCATACGCTTTCAATTCTTTCATCCATTTATTGGCCATTTTTTCTCCTAAAATCATTAATATAGATTTGTTCCAGAAAGTCCACTTCTGATAATTAAATCCATTCTTTTTTTCATGTAAGCACAGACACGTTCCATAACCTTAACCTTGCCATCGAAATTGCTTTCCAGTGCCTTAAGTTGTGCAATTCTATCTAATGCTGCACAATATTCTTCATCTCTAATCATGAAAGCCTTTCTTAGGTCTGCGTTGTCTTGCGTTTTAGGCTTATCTTTCATAAATTCTGGATACTTATCCAATAGAACATTTGCTTTTGCCTGTTCTAAAGCCTTCTCTGCCATCATTAAATTGTATCCAATAGATGATAAGTATCTTTTTAAGTCTCTGTATGCTTCATTATAACAATGCTCCAAGTCAGAGTAAGTAGAGGGATTTACAGTTTTAGCTTCAATAAGCCTACTCTCTGCAAATCTAACATTGGACATATCCATTTTTAATGCGGGAGATCCCCCAAAAGGGGGAATCTCCAGGATATGATTGCTTGGTAATGTAACGTTTTCGCTCATTTACAGACCAAGGTTCTTGAGGAACTCCTCGTCAGTTTGCTCAGAAACCGCTTGTGCAGTAGTCTTGGGCGCTGCTGAAGGAGCCGGTGCTGCAGGGGTCGGGGTCGCGACCTGAACAGCTGCCACTGGCGTCGTAGTCACTACTTCTGGCGTTTGAGGGCTCGCCGCAGGAGCCGTCGTACTCTGGACAGTCTGGCTTGGTGCTGCCTGAGTAGGAGCCGGTTCATCGTCGCCTTCTAGGCCGCTATCATCCTGTTCAACCGGCTCATTTACATGTGCCTTAGAATCGAAGATATCGTCAACAGCCTTTTCTCCTTCTCGAACAATACGGGCAACCTGTTCCTCTGAAAGCTTCCTGAAGAGTGTATCAAGGCGAGCCGCTTCCTTATAAGTGAACTTGCCATCTTTAGAGATAGAGAAGCAACGCTTAGCCACATCCTCAGTGATAGTATGAACGACATCTTGCTCAACTTCACCAACGTTAGGAATGGTCATCTTCTTCTTGTAAACACTCACGGAATAGAGGGTATCTCGACCGGCTCCAGATCGGGTGAACACAAAATAACGACCAGATTCGGGGTCCAAAGGCTCAACACCTTGGTCACGAAGCTTCTTGATAACAGTATCAAGAGCTAGCTTAGCCTTGTGACGAATCTTGAGAATTCCAATATTACCCTGAAGATCGATAACATTCAGATAGTGATTAGCGTCAAGATTATATCGAGATTTCTGGCCACCAGCAAATTCTTGCAACTTTGTAACCAAAGCATCGTTCCCGACCTCTTTAGCTTGCTCAATTTTAGCCTTGATATCGTTGATACGATCCAAAGCTGCATCGCGCACCTCGACCATCTTGGTCTTGCCATTCTTGATCTCAGGACTAAGAAAAGTCCTCATCTCATTCTTTGAGTTACGATATCCATAATGAACCTTATGGTAAAAGCTCCATCGACCTTCTTCTTGAAGATCTCCAATAGGAGGAAGGATACGATAAACATTATCTCCATCCTTAATTTTAAACCAATTGCGCTTTCCGCCGCCATAATTTGCTTTACCGAATCCGTTCATTTGTTACTCCTTATTTTTTAAGTGAATCGCTAATAGTTTTCAAAGCATTTTCTACATTTTCATTTGTCGGATCTTTTACAAAGATAACGCCTTCTGTGCTTTTAGCAAGCTTGGAAGTCTTACCCGCAGATACAATGAAAATCCTTTTACTCAGTCTCTCAAGATCCTTCGCCACTGTCAAGGCAAATTTATCATCGCCAGAAGGAAGCAAGATGGGAGTAAATTTTGCAGCGTGCTCTCTCTTAATAGCCACATCAACAAGGTTATGTACGGCTTGAATTCCAACCACTTCTCCGCCAACCTGTTCTGTAACAGCACGTTTAACCAAAGTCAAAAAGTCTTCTTTGGAACCGATATTTCCTGCATATTCCTGACGAAAAATAAGCTGTGGATATACAACGATATCCAGACTAGAAGCCTTATCTTCTAGATAACGACCCAAAACATCAAAGATATTAGACATTCCCTCTTTGCCTAGGTAAAGAGAGGGAGAAACCTTATCAACCAAGCCCTTGTAAAAGGATTCTGGATTGTCACTAAAACATTTATAGTTTTCAACGGCAACCGAGGAAAAAGCGTCTCGCTTATCGCCCACCACCACAATAAAGGCGGCAGATTGCAGAAGTTCTGCGACATAATCGCGTCTAAGGCGCTTCATAGACTCAATAGCCTGATTCTTTCGACCACGACGCCCTGTCATGGTCTCAACCGGTCCAGAATCTACATCCTCATTTACATATGGATACACTTTCTTGATTTCTTCTAGTACTTTACTTAGTGACATTGTTTCTCCTTGCAAAATAGGCCTCAAATTCATCGATGGACTTAAAGCTATTCTCAAAAGCTTTAGCGTCTTCTCGGCCATAATATGTGTCTTGAAAACTTCTATGTAGTATCATCTTACCATCTTTGGAGGTAAATTCAACGAAAATTCTTTCGCTAGCTTCATTTTTAATGACTTTTACGGTAAGTTCTTTGTCGAGCTTCTTCTTTCTTAGAACCTTGTTATCTAAACTTGGCTGTAGACGTTGTTCTCTTGTTATCATTTGTTACCCGTTACGTATTGGTACGTATAAATTTTTTTATTATTTTCAAAAATTCCGATATACTGTAGTCTTTTTTAAGGAAATTGCAAATATAGCAGCACGGTAAACAATTATCTTTTTCGTATCCCAAATTATTATTTGCTCTATCTATTCCATTCATCTTTGCGGTGGCCCTATCTACGGTTACTTGAAGTCGATCTTTATGTTCGTGTTTTCGTTTGCCGGTGGCGTCCAAATACATATTGCTAATTTTTGGTTTTGCATTACAATAATAACAATTTAGACTTACTATATCAACAAACTCTTCTTTAGTTAAACGAAATGTTCTTCCCATTCTCTTAGCATTTATTTTGTATCTATCGAAATTTCTCTTGTAAGTTACATATCCTTGTTCTTTTTTCATTTATTTTAATATATCACATTTGTTTTCATTTTGAAATAAAATTTTACCAGTGGCTACGGCAGTACTTTGTGAAGTGCCGCTAGCCTGTAAACCAAATCCAATTACTTTTTCTCCAATCTCCCAACGACTTATGACTCTTCCATAATTAGAGACTCTGGCTACGGTACCGTCCCTGTTCAGCATTCCAACGGAAATCACCCTAGGATCATATGAAGATGGGTAGTGTCTGCGAAAAGGAAAGTCTAAATCTAATCCCTCGTTACCTGCGGCTGTAACAAAGGTACCACCACGGTCCAAAAAGCTAATCACAGCGATTCTTTCCTCTAAAGAAGGCGTATAACCGCCAGCGCTATAATTGATATATTTGGCTCCTATAGAAGTGGCGTAATTGATTGCATCTATAGTACTTCTCAGGGTATCTCTACTTCTATCTTTTCTGTAAAATTTCAGTACAACGATGCAATAGTTAATACCATGTGTATAATTATCTATAACTCCCACAATATTTGTACCATGACCAATGGTGTCCAGGGGAATCAGATCTTGCGTATGGTATGTGTTAGTGAAGATATTCTCTCCAGAATAATCTCGATGACCAGTTTGACACAATTTAGCGTCCAAACCCCTATCATCAAAACCAAAACCTGTATCTATCACTGCTACCTTGACAGGGTTACATTGTGCGTATAATATATTTAAATTTAAAACAACAAATAATAATGCAATTAACCGTGTTATATCTTTTGTTTTTTTAACCATTTTTATTTTTATATATAGTGTTGATTTTATTTAAAAATTCTTCTTCATCTATATCTTGTTTCATAAAGTTGCATGGAGCACAGCAAGGAACACATCTATTTAATTCATAATTATCAGAATTATTTTTTCTATCTATACCATTTACTAAAATTTTACGATCTATAGGAATATTATCTATTTTTTCTTGAGAAGTCAACGGTATTCGGACTGGAGATGCGTTGCAATAGTAGCAATTTTTAGAGATCAATATTTTAAATTGTTTAAAAGTTAACTTGAATTTCAAATTTCTCTTCTTGGCAGCATATTTGTACATTTTATATCTAGCCCTATACTGATTTTTCTCTAAATTTTTTCTACGTAAACAGCCACAGGAATTTATGTTCATAGACATCAATACATCATATCTTACCGGCCTTTCGGCACCACACCTACATTTACAGTTATAAAATGTTATTTTATCTCCTCTTCCCGCATAAGATATTACTGTTAGTAGTCCTATTTTTCTACCTATCATAGATTCACGTATAGTATTGGTTTTATTAATTTTTAGATATCTATCCATACGTTTATTGATAGAATCTAAACTCCTTTTGAGCTTTATGGCCATTTCTTTGCGAGTCATGATCGTAAAATTATCTTTTAAAAATTGATCTTGCTCTTCTGACCATGGATTTTTTATACGTCCGTCCATATTATCCTTCCACCACTATCTCTATGATATTCATATCTTTTTTACCAACCCTTTTTCTCATAAAAACTGTAGCAATACATCCTTTTTTGAATTCTTTGGGATATACAAGCTCTCCAGTGTTATAATCTGGCCACAAAACTCTTTCGATAGTATCGCTACCACTATCTAAGATTGTCTTCAGCGCCCTTTTGGTGGGGTTATTTTTGGGATATGAAAATTCCTTAGCTTCTACAACAAAACATGTCGATGCTACATAGATATCTTTTTGTAATGACTCTCCGGATATATCATCTAATCGTTTCAGACGTTCTCCGTCAATCAGCAGAGTATCATATCCGCGAGAGCTTGTTACGGTAGACTGTGCTTTGGTAGGATCAGAACTTAGGACTTTAGAATACTTCTTTCCAAGACCATACAAATCTACCGGCAGGCTGGGCAATACCGATTTTCTCATGGCGGCATCTTTAACAGGATGCAAATTGACGTATTCTTCTGGAATCTTACCGTCTTTTGGCTGTGTTGCTCTGATCTTTTTACCTTCTTTTTCTGCCTTAGCCAGCTTATTTTTAAAGTTTTTGCGTTCTACAGCATCTTCGTAAAGCTTCAACTTTTCCAGCAAATTGATCTTTGGAGGAAATAGACTATCCAAAAGGCCTACATGTATCAGTTTATGCGATAGAGAATTTCCAGCAACCTCTTTATCTACAAAATCTTGAATGTCTTTGTAGGGTCTTCCAGCTACGATGGGCTCGATAGTAGCCTCTCCAATACCTCTGATAACGCCAAGCTTCGAGCGAATTTTCTCATTGGAATAGTCTACAACCATAGTGTCGCTGGATAAATTGATGTCTGGTGGAGAAATGAACTCTTTAACATAAGGCCAAAAAGTTCCGGTGATTTCTTTTTCATCGGCATTGGTCAATACGGCAGCCCACCATTCCAATGGATAGTAATGCTTGAGAAACATGCAGGCATAAGTGATCATGGCATATTCTACAGCATGAATGATGGAAAATCCGTATCTACCGAAAGTAACCATTCGTTCCCAGATGGATTCTGCAGTTTCTTCGGAAACTTTATTTTTGGCACTTTTGATGAAATCAGGTTTCATATCCATGAGTTCTTTCATCTTTTTCTTGGCCATGTTCTTACGAAGTTTTTCTGCCTTTTCACCAGGAAATCCGGCTAAGTCACGAGCTATCTTGTTGAGTTGTTCCTGAAATACGATAATTCCGTAAGTTTCTGGCAGCAATTCAGCAAGTTCTACAATGTCTGGTGTAGACTCGCCACGCCTTCTCAAGATATATTCTTGGACCATGTTTCGCCCGGTCTTTTCGTCAATGAAGTCCATAGGACCGGGACGGACCAGAGCTTGAATGGTAGCGATATCCATGATGTTTTTGGGCAAAATCTCTATAACGTTCGGAATCATTGATTTGGTGTTGATTTGGAAAAGAGTCTCACAAGCTCCGCCCCAGACGCTCTTAAATACTTCCGGAACTTCAGGAAGATCCCAAACATAGGCGAGTTCATTGTTGTGGGTAAAATATCCAACCGTATTTTTCTCATTATTCTTTTTATTGATTAAATCAAGGCATACGCGCACATCTCGCAACTGATGGATAACTAGAAAGTCATATTTGATAAGACCGGCAGATTCGCATTCTTTAGCCTCATATTGAGTAACGTTGCCATCTTTTACCGGAACGATATCTTTAATCGGAATGTCACTCAAAACAAAAGCAGAAGCGTGTCGAGAAAATGATCTGGTTAAACCCATGGCTTTACTAACAATATCCCATTCTTCTGGCCTTTCTTGGGCATATTTTTGTAAATCATCAGATAATTCTACCAATCCGGGAATATGCTCGCCATCGCTATCTTCGTAACCAAATACGAACTGATGGTCATTTACGCCCTGTGGTGGCGTTGGAAGGCCCGTACTGAACGTTTCTATAGCAGCCTCTACCTTACCATTAAAATATCTATTGGTGTCCTTTATGGCACTTTTAAGACGTATTGTGGTGCGCGTGGATATCTGCGCCGCCTTACTTCCATAACGGCCATATAGATACCCAGAATGGCCGTCTTCTCCCACCAAAAGTTCGCGTGATTCAAGGTCTACATCAATATCAGGAAGTTCTTTAGTCATGATACGATCCATAGAGAAGAAGCGAGTGAATGGCAAATCGTATTTAAATGGATTAACTTGAGTAATTCCCAATAGATAACAGAATAAACTACCGCCAGCGCTACCACGACCAGGACCGGCCAAAAGACCATTTTCCTTGTAGAAATTCAGAACATCTCTAATAGGAAGAAAATATGGAGTCAAATCTTTTACTGGATTTTTTGCAATAACTTCAAGTTCTTCCCTAAGTCTAGCGGCATATCTGGGGTCGTCCCATCGCATACGACCATTTTCTTTAATGATCTGCATCGCTTGCTTAATAGGTTCCGGTCCAGAATCAGCTAAACGCCAGTCATATTTGAGTTCTAGTTTATCGTAGCGCTTACAAAACAACTCCTGGTTGTCAGTTATGCTTGAAATTAAACTGTCACTTAGTTCCATCGCCTCTTTTAGGTATGTTGTCATTTCTTCCGATGACTTCATGTAAAGGTTAGGCTGAAGTTTATTGGTTCCCTCTTGTCGCATCGTTTGAACGACCTTATCCTCTTTTTTGGCGTAATATGCGTAATCACTAACCAAAATAGGAACATTATATTTTTGCGCTAGGGTTAAAAGCAATTTATTGACTTTTAGAAGAATATCTCCGCCTGGCAACGGCAGAAACCCCTTATGAAGCTTTACGGAGGCGATATCGCTATTGATTTCTTTGTTTACATTGTTGGAGAAAATAGACTTTAATGTGGTATGGCCAGAACGCTCTGTCAAATCTAAGGCCTTAAATCTCCTAGCCCTATCGGTAGTTATTAAGTCATTGGCTAAGCAAGATACTTTGGTACCGTCTATAAGCTCTATTTCAATAACGCTATTCCATTTTTTAGTCCATGGTTCGCAAATTAAAGAAACGAATAGGCGATCTGGAAATATCTGCTTTAGCTTAAGAAATACAGTTTCCCCAACATCAGTGCCAGCCAACAACGTTTTCCCAACCATACAATGGGGGCCGCCAAGGACTATATCAATGTCGAATTTAGCAATAGCCTCTAAATCCTTCCAAGACCAAAGTTGTTGAACTTCTTCGTAAATTTCAATAGTTGGAAAGTCAGTTTGACTAACCACCCTACACAGTTCTTGATAAGCTTCCTGATTTTTACAGAAAAGAGTTGCCGTAAAATATTTGCAACGATTGGCGGTAGTGCCCGACACAATTGGACAGGTAGAATCTTTAAAATAAATTTCTAGCCCAGGAATAAATTTTAGACCTTTTTTCTTAACTAAAGAATATGTTTTGAGACAAGAAGATAAGTGTCCATGGTCGGTGTAAGCAAAATGTGTGCGACCCAATGTTACCGCTCTATCAACCATGTTGGTGATAGTGCTACCGGTTAATGGTGATTCACAGTGAGTATGTAATGAAACTTTCATGTCTTTTTAGTATTACACAAAAAGTAATATTATTCAATCCAAAAAATATTTTATCCATCTTTACCATCTTGTACTATTTCCCATCCTTTTTCTTGAAACTTTTTACACATTTTCTCTATAGATACTGCTATTCTAGCACTCTCAAATTTAAACTTATCTCTTAGATCATAGAAACTCATCCAAGATTGGATGTTATGCCATTGACCGTAGCTGTCAGTGTATCCAGATGCATGCAAGCCTAGATAGAAATTTTCTTTATCTTTACGAAGTAAGATGTCCTTACTTTCTAAATCTTTCATTGTTATTCCGATTCCAACAAAACTATCAAATCTTGTGTTTGACCGCCATCTTTTTTACTATTCATAATTTCTAGGAGCTTCTTGTATACATCTAAAGTGGCAAGGGTATCTTCTTTTGCGTTGTGAAAATTACGTTTAGGTAATTGAAGATAATCAATAACTGTATTCAAACTTCCTAAATCCTGAGGAAACCAACCACAATCTTTCAGAAAATCAACATTTTGCATAACATCAACATGTTTATAGTGTAGGAGGCCTTCCCATTCTTTAGGAGATAAAAGATAATGCTGACTCCATTTTACGTCAAATGGTACGTTATATCCCAAAGGGCGAATATTGATCGATCTACCAATTTTCTTTGAATATCTTTTTAACATGGCCACAAGCTTATCGTGGCCCTCGGAGTAAGCAACAGTTTCTGGATCTGCCAGGTGAGCTTTAATGTCAATTCCATTAACCTTAAGGGCGCCAGCTTCAGCTATCGGTAACCTACCGTCATTAGGTTTCAATTTGAGATATAGTTCTTCAACCAATTTCAGATCTTCATCAAAAATGCCGCCATAAAATGTAAGAAGGTCAGCATCTTGAGGATTTAACCCTCCAGTCTCAGTATCAAACGCCATCACAAACTTATCTCTAGTCACGCGCTCTCCTTGGATATAAAAGTACTCGGCTTAATGAGATTTCTGTATTCGATCTCATAGCGAGATTGGTCGTAAGTAAAGTTATTATTTCTAGTTCCAGCTGGGATGAGCTTTGCTTTATCTAGAAAACTCTTTTTTGAAATGAATCCGGTAATCCACACCTTACTAGAATCATTTTTAACCCTGCAAAATATGTAGAAGCCAACTTCTCTATCGGCCTGTTCCTCGTAAAGTGTGCCTACAAAACTGAGGCCTGGAGCGCTATTGCAACCCTGTGCTTTAACATCAAAAGTTACATCTTTCAAAAAGAAATCTACTTTTGGATCTTTACTAAACTCTAGCTTGCTATAAACTTCTTTAACAGCCATTTCTGCTAGATAGCCGGTCATTCTTTGTCTGGACTTATCTGTTCGGTGTGTTCCTGTGTTGCCTAGTTTCTTGAAGAATTCGTGATTACGCTTCTCAGCATTGGCAATCATTTCTTTAGTCAGTGTAACCTCTACAAAACCTGAATTATTGATTACCCAATTTTTCATCTGAGCTTATCCTCTCGAATCTCCAAGAGACTGCCTCTAGTACCGTGGATACTTCTATCATAGTCTTCGCATATGTTGTTGTCAAGATCGATAACTTTTAATTTGTCTTTATAGTAAAAACAGACGACACCTAGCTTTTTGGTACCTATGGCTGTTTTACCAGAAATAAGTGCTTCTATCTTATCTGCTTTTTTATTGACTTGAAGTCTGGCCTCGTTGGCAAGTTTATCGCAGCGTTCATTATGTTCGTCACCGGTATGACCTTCTACCCATCTAGTTTGAACATTCATTAGGTTTACTAATAGTTTAAGTCGTTTATATTTTTCGATTTTATCTTGTTGTCGAAAGGTATACGTACCGTTAGTCCATCCTAAAACCAATTGACTATCGGCAACCAGGGTAACGGTCGGGTCAGATATACGTACAAATTTTGTTTTACTCAAATCTTGAGGTTGGTTAATAAAGCCATAGACTGCCTCTAGTCCCTGAATAGCGGCTTCTAATTCTGCATCATTATTGCTAGCTTTTTCTAAATGACCGGAGCCTTCTGAGTGTTTTATACCATCTACCAATACCACATAGCCCCAACCGCCAGGTTTACTATTGACAGTAGCTGAGCCGTCCGAGTAAACCTCGATGATGGTCATTTTGTTTCGACTTTCTCGATTGGTGTAAGGGGAGTGCCCACGCCAGTGACCTGAAGAAGGGCGTTTGCAATATAATGGGCCTCTTCAGGAGATCCAGAGAATACAAGTTCTGTGGGTTGCAAATTGTTGAGTCCAGGAAAAATCTTGGGATCTGGAATAAAAGTTCTATGAATGTACACGGTCCCATTCATTTCTTGAACATCAAACTTATTCTCTTTAGTATTAATAGTTATCTTATTCATCTTCGTTTACCATTCCTTCTCTTAGTTTCTCTATCGATTCCTCGTAAAGCTCTTCCACTTTCTCTTCTGGAATTGCCAGCAATCTGGCTATAACCGTATTATCTACCCCTTCCGGATTTTTTGCAAGAAATTTTGTTATGGAATTGCTGCATTTAGGGCATCTGATGTAATCCTCTTCTTCAGCTATCTTTCTTTGAATTTCAACTTTGTCCATTTTTGCCCCCAAAATCTACCTGAATCACATTATTATTAATGGCGTTTTGCTTTTTTTCCAATTCTTTCTTCAAATTAGATAAATAACCCTGAGTATCGCTTACCGCTTTACTCAAATCAGCCCTATTATTTACCATCATAACAATTCTGGTTCTGGTTTTTGCCAACTCATCCCTTACTTTCTTAAATTCATGGGCCAAAACTACTATCTGATGACTTTTAAGATATGTAAGATTGGTCACTAAATCAGTTTCTAGAGTTGACAGAGCTTGAATATCTCTGCTTATTCCAGAAATATTAATCTGAACAGTTTTTATTCTGATTTCAGTATCTTTAACTTCTCGTTCTAATTTTGCCAGTTCTTCTATTTTGCCCATATTCCACGTATGGCTTAAATCACGATTATTCCTTTTATGGCCTAAAGCGTGATCAGCTTCCCCTCAATCAGGCAAGTTCCTTTGATGATAGGAACTGGAATCACATAAACGATACCAGTGGCCGTATCTAGATAGCCGATACCAAAACCCAAACTCCAGTCTTTCATGGCTTTAACCCTATGCATATAATCGATTTCTTCAACATCTCCGAGCCAGCCAAACATAGCTGAAACGTGTCTGTCACCATTCGCATTGCCTTCGACCATATATCCGATGCGATGGGTGTGACCGATAAGAACATTATGCTGAAACGTATCTAATGCTTTTTGGTGTGCGACTCTTCCACAATTACCAGCATCATGGGTAATATTGAGTTTTCCGATCTTATATGCCTGCTTGTAAGGAACATACTTAAAGCCCTTTTCTTTCAATTCCAGAATCTTAGGAATAGAAATAAAATCAAACAGTTCCGGGGCACGATCTTGAAGATATCTAAGCAGGCGATCTTCATGGTTTCCAGCGATGAATACATTATTTTTGGCACCAAGAGACTTGATTTGATCGAGAGCGGTCTTGGTAGATTCCACTTCTTCCTTAAGTTTTAAAGACCTATCGGGCGATTTGGAATGGCTGGAAACTCCATAAAAATCTGCGAAATCTCCCATTATAACAGTATGATGTGGTTTAAATTGTTTAGCCGCCTTTAACATCAAATTCCAGGCATTCAGGTCTACATATGGATGATGACAATCGGGAATGAACAGGATTTTTTCAAGTTTAGACATCAGTATTTACTCCTAGTAAGTTATAGATTTCTTTCTTAGCTTTCATCGCTTTTACCGAAGCAGATAGTCCACAATTTTGAGAGTTAGTGACCCATTCTACGTTGTCGAGGGTGTATCCTTTTTGAGAATTAATCCTATTTACCGTAGGGGTCATTTTCCTATCAAATTCACACATTACCCATCTTTTATACATTTGTAGAAAATCGGGATGATTTTTTGCCCAAGTGAGGAAGATATCCTTGGGCATTATAGGTTTTCCAATATAAAGATCGGGACGATTAGTATTGGCCCCGGTAGTTACGCGATTTTTCATTGCACTATAAAGATTGTTTAAGAATCTACCTATTGTCACTTTTCTCTCATGACTAGAGCAATAAACATCTTTATTACGAACATTCTTACTACAATCTTTATATTTGCAATTCTTCCTCATATCACTTAGTTAGCAGTAGTCGCGGTTGTAGGTGCTGCAGGAGCCGCTGCTGAAGAATCGGCTGGTGCCGCTTCTGTCGGAGCAGTGGTTTCTGTAGAAGTTGCCGCTGGCGCTGCTGCAGGGGCCTGAGGCGGAAGAATCGCGTAGGACTCCAAAATCTTGAAATCCAACTTTCCATCTTGAAGATGAAGGGTATCACCAACATTGGCGCCCTTGATTTTGCCCTGAAGTTCCGGAGAAAGTGCCTTGAGAGCAAATTGCACTCGCGGATTCTTAACGGTCCCATCAGTATCAAGTTCGCTACCAACAATGAAAGAATTCTCGCTAACCTGCGTCTCCGGAGCGATCACGCTCTGCAGAACCATATTATCGACCTTCTCCTTCAACTCCGAAATATTATTCTCAACCATAATGCGGTCCAGAACGGGGTCTGTAAGTTCTTCTCCACCGGCAGAGGCTTGAACAATGGCATTAACCTTATTATTCAAAAGCTTCACGGCATCCTTAAGAACCATGAAATCCCTAGCAAGGTTGTCAGATACGTTATAGAGCGAAAGAACTGCATTTTCCAAATCCGACAACTTTTGCGTAGCGCTACGGTTGTCAGTCTTTTTTTGATTTGCGGGTACATTACTCATTTTACTCTCCTTATTTTGTTAATTATATCACGTTTTGTTAGATATATCTTTTAGTTTAGACAAAATGTTTCCTATTCCAGTACCTTGAGATGTTAGAGCGCTAGCAGCCCTAGCAGCCATTTGTTGGGCCAAAAACTCTTCTTGAGCCAATGTTGGCATGGGAATAGCGCTAGGATTCTTAACTTGCACTCCACGTCTGGCAGAGATTTGTTTATTTCTATCATGCTTTTCTTGTTCCGTAAGCTGATATGCAGGCTTATCCAATGGAACATAATCTTCTTCCAAAAGTTCTCGCGGTACCCCTTCTTCTCTAGCAATTTGGTCTATGGTGGCATCTCGCTTTGTTCTCTTTACTGGCGCCTGTGTCCTAGCTGGCAATGGTTTATTAGTCTGCGGAGCTTTCTTTTGGCCAGTAGCACCACCGATAGGATTCAGGGTCTTTCGTTTAACAGGAGTTTCTTCAGTAACTCGTTTAACACTAGGAGTATAATCCTCAGAATTTTGAGTAGCTCCCTTGGTAGCAGTAAATGCTAATCTCTTAAGAACATCTACTTCTAATGCATTGAACGGGAAATCGAATTCTAAATGTTCTACCTGAGTAACCTCTTTGCGCATGCCGAGCATGATTTCCATCTGTTCCTTTGCAAACTTTCGAATTGCCCTTTGAACACTTTGAACAGCCTTAGGATCAGCATCCACACCTTCGAAAAGATCATGCCGCATTATCAATTTATACAAACTACCCTGTTCTAGTCGCAGATTGGCATCATTCAGAATAAGAGAAAAATCATCCTCCTCTTCCAATACCGCTTCACTCAAATCAAGTTCATACTCTTCCTCTTCCTGTGGCGGAAGTGGCGCGGACTGTCTAGGTGCTGGTGGGGCAGCAGGCCTAGGCAAACTAACTGGAGCGGCAGCAATAGGCTGTCCATTTCCATCTAGCTGTACTTCATCCGGCATATCCGGAAATGTCGCTTCTTCATCATCCCAAAGATTTTGACTCATTTTTAACCCGCCTATAATGGTAACAAATTACGAGTCCTAAAGCGTCAGCTTCGTCCTCATCTTTCTTTCTCAATGGCACTTTGAGAAAATCCTTAAAAATTTCATTTACACGTCTTATATTAACATGCTTCCTACCAACAAGTCCAATTCTTTTTCCATTTAAATCGTAGGCAAGCTTACTTTTGTTCTTTTCTTTATACTTCCTAACCTGTTTGTTTCTCTCTTTCTCCTCTTTACTCATGGAACAGCCAATTTCTCTTCTCCAACTTTCTGTCATTATATACACGGCTTTGATTTGAGTTTCCTTGATGTATCTAGCCAATAGAAAGTGTATAAACTCTAATATCTTTTGGCTCATAGCATTCTTTGAGCCTTTAGATGTTTCCTCAATCACCAGAACATCTGGCGCTGTTTGATCGATTAATTCTTCTATTTCTTTGTAGCAAGAATAGGCCCAATCTACATAAGATTCCGGATAGACAGCGGTTATTGGTTCGTGAATTTGTGTAAGTCTACCGTGAGATTCTAGGCGATACACATCCCCGCTTATCAGAAGAGCAAAACCCGTCTTTGTTGAAACATCCAAAGCAAGGACGCGTTCTTCGATCATTCCCCACCCTTCTCTTTAAGCAACGCGATCACATACTTACTTTTTGCACGGATGGCTTTCTTGGCATCTCGATATGGGGCCGCAAGTTCTGCTGCTTCAGCTTTGGCCTGTTCAAGGGCTTCGTCATCTTCCTTAGCTGTCTCTGTTTCCTCGGCATATTTGGCCAGAGTGGCAAGTTTATTGTTGAGTTGGTCTGCGGACAGTCCCTCAACTTCTGTGGCAAACTCTGGATAATTCTCTTGAACCTGTTCTCTATTGGACTTCTTTGATCGTGCCATAATTACTCCTTAAAAAGTAAGCGGTTTTTGTTCCTTAACACACATATCTTTATCAACTAAAACCTTTTGATAATCAGTAGGTTTTCCATCAACATGAAATCTCTTGACATCTTTACTAAAATCAACAACGTAGCGCAATTCATTTTCGAACAAAATCTTACCTTCTACGTCGGCCTTTCTCTCATAAGAAAAAGATCCACCCGTATGAACGGTTATGAGGATAGTGCAAATGATATCAAACATGTTAGCTCCTATCAGTATGGTCGAACTTTACTAGCTTCTTAAGCAGGTTCATTTTTGACAAATAGGATATGAATGACTCTATCATAACCACATGTGCCGTATCGTTTGGAGCCACTTCTTTCCTGCTGAGCGTAATTGGTAACTGTACTTTACTATAACTCCTTTTTGCTTCACTTACAACATTAAAAAAATCACGATAGGTAACCAAGTGTTCTAATTTGGTTACTTCGAGATGCTTATTAAATATGGTTTGAAGAAAGGCGAGTCGGTCTGCCCTATTCAAATTTGGTTCTTTTTCAAGGTATTCTCTGAGTTCTTGTTCAATCTGTTTCGGATCTGACATTGCTGGTTTCTCCATTTCTTATGACTAAAATCTTATCAGAAATTGATTCTTTTACAATAGGATTATGGTCAACTACTAAAATCTTTTTATTGGAATGCGTATTCTTCAATATCTCTAATGCCATCTCTGAACACGTACTGTCCAAACCGTTGAATGGTTCGTCCAAGATGGAGACATTGATTCCTTTATTAGTTTCTCTTTCTATTAAGGTCATGACAGACAAATCTATAGCCAAATCAACAGAAGAGCGTTCTCCACCAGATAAACTGCGAATATCTATGTTTTCTTCCCCATCCATATGTAACACAGCATTAACTTCTTCTTTTAGCTTGCCTTCCTTTGTTTCTCTAATGCTAGTAAGTTGAATGGTAGAGTTAGCCATGTTGGGGACATTTCTAACTAATTTTGTAGCATTTTCGCTTATATCTTCCAATGTTTGTTCGAAAGAACAAGAAAGATAACTCTTTATAGCCCTCTTCAATTCTTCACTTTTTAACAATTGTCCATCTTGTACTGCTAATTCTTGAGTTATCTTAGATATTTCTTCACTATAAGACTTCTTTTGTTGTTCGAGACTAGTTGAGGTTTTTTCATATCTAGTACGAGAATCCTCATACATCTTCATTTTAGTTACTGCAGATTCAAATAGTTTAGCATCCAACTGAGCTTGACCGCTGACTTGTTGAAGTTCTACTGCATGAGATGCCTTTAATTGTTTGTATTTGTTGTCAAATTCATCTTGCTCTTTCTTCTGCATTTCGAAATGGGCACTTCTAATCTTGGTTTCATCTGTCTTGTCCGATTCGATAGATGTTTTCAAATCTTGTATTTTTTTGGTTAATTCGGTATATCCATTTGGTATTTTAAGCTCTGTCTGCAATGATAATTCTGTTATTTCGGCTGTTAAACGTTCAGATTGTCCAATCCAATCAATTTTTGGATCTATAATTTCTTTATATTTCTTAATGGTTTCTAATAGTTCTGTTTCTTTTTTCTTGGCAGAATCAGTTAACCATTGTTGTTCACAGGTGAAACAGACATTCTCTCTAAGTTTTCTAATCTCTGTAGCAGTCTTTACGGCTTCTTTTGTGGCCTCTTCCGCTTTTAGGATTTTATTTTTAAGATCTGTTTTTTTAGCTTCTGTCTCTAAAATCCTCTTTTGTACTTCATGAACTCTGACGGTTTCATCTATAAGTAATTGATTTGCTTGTTTTTCTATCAATTTCAATTCATTTTCTAGGGCATTTCTTGAAGAATTGTCGAAAGTATATTGGGTTGAAACGGGCTTGGTCAACTCTAGATTTGCTATCTCTAACTTATGTTTGGTCACCAATTCGCTTAAAATGGCATTAGAGGCGTCCGATTTAGTTTTGAGAGTAAGTATCATTTCTTTAGAAATCTCTTTAACAGGAGTCTCTCCAAGTGATTCTATGGCACTTTGGGTGGCTAATAGGGCAGATTTCTTATTTTCCAAAGAAATGTTAAAAGATGATACTGTTTTAGTCAAATCAGCAATTTTTTCATCCAAATCAGTAATGTGTTTTTTAAACCGACTATATCCTAAACAATCGGTAAGAAAATCATTAGTTTCCTTTGGCGTCAAAGAAAGAAAGAAGCCCTTTTCTCCTTGCTTCTTATGAAGCATCGGTCTAAATAAGTTTCTAGGAATGGAAAGAATTTGATCTAATTTCTCTTCACTTAGTTTAGAACTTCCAGTAGTTACCTCACCATTTAATTCTATTTTGAGTTTTTTACTTCTAGTTATGATTAAAGGAAGACCGTCGAAATCGAAAGTGCCCTCAACAAACATGGACTCATCAGTTAGTCTAGATTGAAGAACTGAATTGGGGGTTGTATTAAGGCCAAAAAGAAAATCCAAAGCATTGAAGATGGTAGACTTACCAGATCCACTAGAACCACCCGTATTACCATTCTCGCCATCTACTTGAACTAAATTGCCTAACTTTTCGACATCAATAACTTGCTCATCAACAAAACGACCGATAGCTCGTAATCGTAATTTTTTAAGAATAAGCACTATTTATCCTTGAAATCTTTGGTGGATCTGTTGCGGATATCCTCAACAACTTCTAAATTCACTTCCACCTTCCTGGCCTGAAGGCCATTGTCCACTATCACGATACTACTATTGGCAGGAGCTTTCAAGGTTTTTTTAGCATTCTTACCACACTTTTCGCAAATAAAAAAGGCAGGTGCGTCTGGCACCCGCCTAAAGTATTTACTCATTGAATGGCTGCATTCGCAACTATAATGAATAAGTGGCATATTTAATACGTGGGCACGACAGTTCTTTGCCTGCTCATGTATTGCTCCACAAATTTGTTCTTGATTTCAATTTCCCTTTCCATAGAAGCTTCTACACTCTTACTTTCCTTTTTGTTTACTGTGGAGTTTTCTGGCGACACAATACGAATATTCATCGGACTAGTATTGATGGGACAATTGTCCAAATCATAATCGATTCTGATACCCAAAAACTCTGTGGTGTGAGTGGTAAAACCATCTAGAGATGAATCACACTTAACTGCCACAATTCTATCTGCATATCCGCCATCTACAGCTTGACCGCCAGTGAGCCAAAGCTCGTTAGCGTATGCTTTTTGATAGCTTTCCAAGGTCTGCTTGCCCTTAGAACGTTTAACTGTCTGTAGGTCCATTTCTGTCAGTCTACGAGTCCAAAAATTAAGTCTATTCTCAACTTGACTGGGACTTTGACCGCCAAAGCTTCCCTCGAATCCACCGGATGCCCTATGGCTCAT